CGTTGTCGGCCTATTCCAGTTTGACGGCCGTCGACCAGAGGCGCTGGCTTGGGCGGAACAGAACAGCGCACGGCTCATCACCCGCTTGACAGAGGAAAGCCGGGACGCAGTGCGTGAGACGATCACTGGCGGGCTGGACCTGAACCGGTCTGCACAGTCCGTGGCCCGGGATATCGCCGGCAGGCGCGTTGGGGCGGCCCGTGTGGGCTCGATCGTAGGTTTGACGGGGCCACAGGCCGCCAGCATCGCCCGGGCCCGTGTGGGCCTGTCCTCGGGCAATCCAGCCGCCATGCGGGACTACCTGAAACTGGCGCTGCGCGACCGCAAGTTCGACAGGCTGGTTCGCCTGTCCTCGGGCAATCCAGCCGCCATGCGGGACTACCTGAAACTGGCGCTGCGCGACCGCAAGTTCGACAGGCTGGTTCTCCGCGCCATCAAGGAGGGCCGACCGATCAGTCGCGCAGACCTCGACCGCATGCTCGAGGCGCACAAGGTCAAGGCGCTGCGCTACCGCGCCAAGGTCATCGCGCAGGCCGAGACGTTCAAGGCGGCTGCGGCTGGGCGCGATCAGGCTTACCGCCAGATGCTGGAAATGGACGGCGTGACCGGCGTGACCGTGCGGTGGCAGCACAACTTGTCGGCCGAGCCTCGGGTGGAGCACATCGCAATGGGCGGCACAGTGCTGCCGATCGGGCAGCCGTTCGTTTTCCCGGACGAGACGGCGATGCTGCACCCCCACGATGACACCGCCCCGGCGCGGCACGTCATCGGGTGCAAGTGCATCGCGGTCTATCGGGTGCAGGTGGAGAAGGGCTGAGGCATGAAATACTCTGCAGAGCAGGGCGATAGGGGTGCAGTCACGCTGGACGGCAAACCACTGAAGGACGTTCTCGAGTGCGACCCGGAGCAGGGCTATGCCGTGGTCGTCGTCAAGAAGGACGGCCGCTTGGTGATTGACGGCGACGAGATCACGACCGAGCGGGTCAGCGGCGTCGTGACATTCACGCCCGAAGTTCCGCGCGCCTGATGGCAAAGACCTTCGCGGCCCAAGTCGCCGACTTCAAAGGCCGCACGCTCAAGAACATGCTCTACGTCGCGGTCAACGCGATCCAGGACGTGATGGAGGCGGCACAGACGCCGCAGCCAGGGGTCGGGCGCACCGGCGGCACATTCATCGAGGGCAGGATCCCTGTGGTGTCCTCGGACCTGATCAACTCCCTGACCGCCGGCAGGGGCTCGGGTGGTGGCGCCAAGGGCGCGCTGTCCTACACCACCGCCATCGTCGGCATGGAGTTGGGCGACAGACTGACTTTCGCGTGGACCTCGCCCTACGCGCTGCGGATCGAGGCCGGGTTCCGGGGAACTGACATTCTGGGCCGAACCTACAACCAAGCCGGCCGCCACTTCGTCGGCAAGAACGCCGAGCGGTTCAGCGAGTTCGTCGCAGCGCGCACAAGGGAGGTCCAATGACCGAGGAAGACATTGCCAACGCCCTTGGCCAGCGACTGGTGGCCGCGCTGCCGCTTTACGAGGTCGTCTTTGAAGGCAGGGACGGCCTCCCGAACCGCCCGTATGTTGCGGCCGAGGTCGTCAGGGTGAAGACGTTTGACGACACGCTGGCCGGAGGTTTCAGGCACTCGGTCGGATTCTTTCAGGCCACGGCGGTCATCGAGGCAGGCATCTTCGCCAGCCCTGCGCTTCACATCGCAGAGCAGATCGCCGAGGGATTTCCCTACGGCACGCGCATCACGATCCCGGGCGGGGTGATCACCGTCATGCAGCCCCCGGCGATCCAGCAGGGCATCCGCGACGGCATGGATTACCGCGTGCCGGTTCGCATCGATTACGAGGCTGAGGAGCAATGACCAAGAAGCCCGTCGCGCGAGTTCGGGTCTGGCACCCGATCTACCAGGCCGAGGCGCATCCGCTGCGCCGCGACCTTAAGCAATGGCTGGACAAGGGGTGGATCGTCGCCCCGGCCGCCACCCCTGACCCTGAAACCAAGGCTTAAGAGGAGCCCACCACATGACCAACTTTATCGGTAGCGTTGTCTCGGTCTCGCCGGGCGTCCCTGCGACGTTTGACGACGCCGGCTATGAGGCCCTGACCTGGACCGTCGTTGCGGGCCTTCAGGTCGCCCCCATCCCGGGCATGGAAACCGCCACGATCGACGTGCCCGACCTCACCACCGGCATCACCAAGCGCGAAAAGGGCGCATCGATCGGCCGCGAGACCGAAATGGCGTTCCGCGACGTTCCGGGCAACGCGGGGCAGGCCAACGTCAAGACCTACGCCGCGCCGGACTACGGCGCCGAGGTCAGCGTGCGGATCGTCCTGCCGGATGGCGCGCTGACGCACATCTACATGACCGGGATCATGTACTCCTACATGATCAACGAGGGCACGACCGAAAGCTATCGCGGCTTCACGGTCACGTTTGCCCAGAACTACGAAGAAGTCATCGCGGCGGCTCCGTGAGGCCGTGACAGATGGATTTTTCGCAGTTTGACGCCCGGGGCCAGGCCGAGCGGGGCACCCCGCTGGACCTGGTCCACCCCGTCACCCTCGCCCCGATCATCGACACCGACACGGGTCAGCCGTGCCGCGTCGTGGTCCGGTCGTTCCTCGCCCCCAGCGTCAACGCCGGCATTGCCGCGCTGCGCCGCTCCGGGATGATGAGCGACGAAACCCTGCCCGACGGGATGACGTGGTACGAAGCCCACGACAACACGGTCGAGATCGCGGTGCTCTACATCGCCGGGTTCGAGAACGTGAACCACCCCGAGGGGCGCTCGGCAACAGCAGGCGATGCGCGGTGGTTCCTCTCGCTTGACCTGCCGATCGCGAAGGACGAAGCGGCTGCCGGCATGACCAAGCCGACCAAGCCATTCGCGCAGCAGATCCTTGAGGCGGTGCAGAATGAGCGGAACAGCCTGGGAAACGCGCCCGCGCCCTGACGCTCTGGGCGCAGCAACTCGGCTGGCTCCACGCCATTCCAGGTAAGGACGACAAGAGCCGGCTTGAGCGCGCGATCGAGGCGCGGATCAACCCGCCGCTGCCAGAAGTCGGGCCGGGTCAGTACCTCATCGATGCGTTCACGCAGCTTCGATTTGCCCGTCAGGGCATGGAAGGGCTGACGCCGCAGACGTGGGTTGAAATTGATGCGTTCATGCGGGCGACCCGCTTGATCGACACGGGATGGGAGGCCTCGGTGCTGTTCGACATGTCTTGGGCCTACGTTCTCGAAAATCAGAAGGCGACAGACCCGCTCCGGGTTCCGCCGATGGAGCGCAGCAATGGCTGATTTCGCAACGCTGGTCCTGGGGGCCGAAACCGCTGGCCTCAAGAAGGCAGAGCCAGCGCTGGACGCGGTCATTGCAAAGGCCGGCAAGGCTGATGCGGCTGCAGCCAAACTCGGGGCGTCCCCAAAGGCCATGGGCACCGCCGCTCAGGCCGGGGCAAATCAGGCAAAGGCCGCGCTGACCGCCGTCGAGAGCGAAGCCAAGCAGGCCGCCGTCGCGGTCGAAAAGACCGGCGCCAGCCTTGATGGGATGGCGGTCAGCGCGGCTCGTGCTGGCAATGCGGCAAACGCATCTGCGGGGCAGGTCGGCAACCTGACGGCCCAGGTCTTTGACATTAGCATGATGATGCAAGCGGGGCAGAACCCTTTTCAGCTTATGCTGCAGCAAGGCTCTCAGGTGGCGCAGGTCTTGGGGCCCATGGGCGCGACTGGTGCCCTGCAGGTGTTCAAGGACGTGTTCGTCGAACTCCTGAGCCCGACGAACCTTGCCACCTTCGCGGTGGACGCCCTGACCGCCGCCGTCGTCCCGATGGTGGTGGAGTTCTTTAAGGGCGCCGACGCCGGCAAGGCCCTTAGCGAGACGACCAAGTCCCTGGCCGAGGCGACGGAAGCGTATCGCGCCGCGGTGACCGCAGCCAACGCGCCAATCCTTGAACTAGGCAAGAACTACGGCGCCCTGACGATGGCGGCCACCGAGGCGCTGCGCATCCAGTCGCAACTTGCCGAGACCACGGCCCTTGATCTGCTGCAGCAGAAGGTTGCGATGCTTTCGCAGACTTTCGGCGGCTTGGAGGACTCGCTGTTTGGCCTCGGGGCTTCGGAGGCCGCGACGGCGATCTATCAGGATTTCAACCTGACGGCCGAGGCGACCAACAGCCTGCTCGAGAGCCTTCGGCAACTCGCTGCGGCTGAGGGCCCGGCAGAGGTGGCGGCACAGGCGGCCGAACTGCGGTCGCAACTGGAGTCGGCATTCGGAGCCGCCTCAGAAATGCCGCCACCGATCCGGCAGCTATACCAGGAGCTGAACGCCGCTGTTCTTGAGGCCGCTAACTTGCAGGGCGGGCTGGACGAGGCGGGCCGCGCAGCGGAAATCGTCAACAAGGTCGCGGGGCAGATCAACTCCACCATCGCCTCTGCCGACGGCTCCGCGCTGCAGGCCGCCTTCGCCGGCGCCTTCCCGCTGGCCAACCAACTCCTCGGCATGGCGCAGGGCATCGTCGCAACGCTCAATAAGGCGCGGGCCGACGCGGCTCAGATGCAGTTCGACCGGGGGAATAAGCAGTACAGCGGCCGCGGCGCCGACCCGCGGCAGTTCATGCCTGGCGGGCCCAAGCCGTTCAACCCGAGCGACGACGTGGTCAAGGCGGCCGACGCCATGATCAACCCCTCTGGCGCCGGCGGCGGGGGCGGTGGGTTCGGGGGGTGCGGTGGGTGCGAAGAAGCGATGAAGGGAGCGGGCATGACCAGGCGCGAAAAACTAGAGGCGGCGAAGGAGGCCTTGGCCTCCGCACACGAGAAGATGCGAAGGAGCCTCACGAAGATTTTCCCCAACTCCTCCACCGTCACGTATCGATGGGGAAAGGGCCAGCGAACGGGGATCGTTCAAGGGAGCACGACGACCTCGCTCCTTCTGTGCAACCCCAAGACGCGCCGATCGTCGTGGGTTCCGATCTCGCGCGTGGTGTGGGAGGATGAGGGATGACCGACTTCGAATCAAAAGTTACGGCGTTCCTCACCGAGCGCCGCAAGAGCGGGGATGGGTGGACGAGCCTCGCGGAATTGCGTGGGCACGTCAATCCGGATGCGCAGAGCGAGTTGGGGTATAGCTTCGCGACGCACGTGCGGCTCGTGCCTGGGATTGAGACGCGCGGAGGTTGGGCACTGGGGCAGCAGTTTCAGGTGAGGATGAGGGAATCAGCATGAGCACGAACAGCAATATCGAATGGACGACGCACACGTTCAACCCGTGGCGCGGGTGCACGAAGATCGCCCCAGGCTGCGCGAACTGCTACGCGGATGCGCAGTCGAAACGCAACCCCGGTACGCTCGGCATCTGGGGACCGAACGGGACGAGGGTCGTCGCGTCCGAGGCGATGTGGCGCGAACCGGTGAAGTGGGACAGCATCGCCGCCAAGTCGTTCGCGAGTTGGGAATTTGCGATCCGAACAGCAGTCAGCGAATACGACTACGTCGGGCCGTACGAACGTCCCCGCGTCTTCTGCGCGTCGCTCGCGGACGTGTTCGAACAATGGAACGGTCACGTTCTGAATTCTCGCGGCGAGGTCATCGCGGACTGCCGTAACTGTGGATTTTCGGGAGTCATTGGAGCGATTCCTGGCGCGGGTAATTGCTGCGCGAAATGCAAGTCTGGCGCGATCACGACGGGCACGCTGTGCGGTTCTCGCGCCCGCCTCTTTCGCCTGTGGCGATCGACGCTCAATCTCGACTGGCTCGTGCTGACCAAGCGAATCGAAAA